TCAATGCCTCTCGGTGTCGACGAAATAGATATCGCCGCCGGTCACTTGCTGGATACCGGTCGCGAGCCGCAGCGCGGAGAACGTCTTGCCCCCGCCGCTAGGCCCGGTAAGGCCGATCAGAAGCGGAACATGCTCGCGCACTGCGTCGCGGGCTTCAAAGTTGCGTTGAGGCATTTTCATCAGGCGGTTTCCATTTCAAGGGCTGCGGCGTCGTTCAGGAACCAAGGGGTCGGGATCGCCGTGTAGGGTTCGTATCCGGGCCAATCGCCGGTGCTCATGTGCTCGCCAAAAACGTGCAGCGCCCGCTCGCAAATGAGTTCGGCGCCCGACATGTAGGCCTCGCTGGCCTCGACCACGCGGGTCAGGATTGGCTCGGTCTTTTCGATGAACAGGAACGGCACACGGACCCGGCCATACTCTCCGGTCACGCGCTGGATGCCGCGCTTCTGCCAATATTCCTGCACCGCGTAGCCATCGGCGTAGGAGCGATCGAGGGCGTCGTCGGAAGCGTCGATGGTGCTTTTCAGGTCGAGGCCCTGCAACAGGTCGGGACACCACACGTCGAGCATCGTCCGGCACCAGACCTTGCCGAACTCGGTTTCCTCCTGCCACGCCAGCACGACTTCGGTTTGGAACTCGTGACCGTCGAACAGATGCTCGATCTGCGCGCGGAGAATATCGGCCAGCGCCTTCGCGTGGTCGAACTCGGCTTGCTTGATCGGTATTTGACCCGCTGCTTCGGCTTCCTTCTTCCACCGCTTTGCATCACCGCTGCGATAATCGTCATACGGGCTGATCGCGTATTCAGCGCCCTTCCCCAGCGCGAGCCGGTGCATCACGCTCCCAAAGCGCAGTGCCGCGCTATCCTTGCCTGTCCCAGCGTCGGGATTGAGGCGGGGATGCCAGTGCGCGAATTTGGCCAATGCCTGATCGCCGCGGAACTTCTTGCCCATCAGAATTTTGATGCCGCTGTTCGTCAGCGCAGCATCGGGACACGGCTCCGCGAAATATTCCGCCGGAGTGATGAGCGGATAGAAGCCCGGCTCCGTAATCAGCGGCCCCTTCCCCACCTTCTCCGCAGGTTCGGGACGATCTTCGACGGGTGCGGGATCGGGGGCGCGATAGTCGGGCGAAAATGGATTGGCGTCCATTATGCGAGCACCTTCGCGATGGCAGCGATGGCGTCGTCCGCAATGTCGGTGCATTTCCGCGAGTTGCCGCTGATCGGATAGGTGTAGGCGCCGGGCGCGATGAAGCCTTTGAGCGCGCCGATCGTGCCCTTGGCAGAGCTTAGCGCCTGCTCCAGCGTTTCAACGCGGGCGAGCACAGTCGTCATGTTCGCCTTCGCGTTCCTCATCGCGTCGACGGAAGCGCGCTCGCGGGCGATTTGATCTTCGGTCTTTTCCATGATCAGAACTCCATTTTCACATGCGGGACATCGCCGGCCACAATCGCCTGAACCAGTTTGATCGCCTTCGCCTCAGGGATGCCGACCGCTATGATCGCTTCCTTCGCGGCGGTCTTACGGGCGGTGCGGTTTTCCTGATTGGCCTGCCGTTCAGCGGCTTCGGCGGCATCGCGGGCGGCTTGTTCCTCGCGCTCCCGCTGCTCGCGCGCTATCCGGTCACGTTCGGCCTGCGCTTCCCGTTCGGCTTTCTCGCGGGCCTCGCGCTCGGCAGCGAGGGCGGCTTCATGCTGGCGGCGCTCTTCATCCCGTTCACGCTGGGCAGCTTCTTCCGCTTCCCGGCGCGCGCGGTCGGCGGCTTCCTGCTCGGCGCGTGCAATCCGTTCCTGCTCTGCCTTCTCGGCGGCAATGCGGGCTTCCTCGCGGCGCTTCTCTTCCTCGATGCGGCGGGTTTCGGCCTCTTCGGCTTCACGCTTGGCCTGTTCCGCCGCCTGACGTTCGGCTTCAGCCTTGCGGAGCCGTTCCAGTTCTTCTGCCGCCTTCTCGGTCTGGATGGCCTGTTCCATCGCGGCCAACAGATGCGCGACCGTATCCTTCTTTTCGCGCTCGGCTTCGTCCGCCCGGTCCTGAAACACGTCGGGATCGATAGCGATATTATGAATGACGGTGCCGCGCTCGCGGATGCTGTCCGACGCCTCGCCCATCGGGACGAACCGCTCCGACCGGAACATGGCGATGATCTTCTCAACTTCCGCCTCGCGCGCCTTCTCCGCTTCTTCCCATTCGGTGAGCGGGGCGCGGACTTCCACGGCCAGAGCCTCAAGCTGCTCCTTGATTTCCTTCCCCGCCGCGTTGGCCTGACTGACCATATCGCGCCACTGTTCCGTCAGGCGCAGGCGGTCCTTGTCGATTGCGGCCTTCTTGCTCCGAATGTCGGCAGCATAGGAGCGCAGAGATTCCCGGCCCTTCCGCGTCGAGATGTCCACGTCCTTGGGCGCGTCGGCCGCCAGCTTCTTATACCAGGCGGTGAACTTCGCCCGGTCTAGCAGGACGATGCCCGGCTCTTTCGCGACCGCCGTTGACAGGTCGGTTCCGGTTTCGGCCGGCACGATTTCAGCGCGCGGCAATTCAGCAACGTCGGTCACTTTACCTTCTCCATGTCAGGGGTGTTGGGGGTGGCGGGCGTCACCAGTTCGGTTCCTTCACGCGCCGCCCGATGTGCAGTTCGGTCCCGCGAAGGCTGGCCCGGTGATAGACCTTGAGGGAGCCGTCGCTGAAAAGCGCCTCGATGTCGGGCGTCATCGGCATGTGGGCCTCAAGCGAGCGGTCGCGGTTGTAGACCAGCGCCATCGGATCGGCGGCGTTCGAGACAAGCGGACGTTGGATTTTGACGATCACTTCCCGTCCTCCCTGTCAGTGGTTTGACGGGCGAACGTCAGCCGGTCGTCGATACGCCGGTCGCGCTCGTCGTCGGGGTCGGGGCCGTCATAGTCGGCCACATAGCGATCCAGATCGCGCTCAATCTGGGCAACGATGCCGTCCAGCGTGGCCTCGGAAAGGCTGTCGATGATGTCGCAGCACCCTTCCGGATCAGCGGAGAGCAGTTCGATTTCCCCACCCTCTGCCGGTTGCCAATAGGTCGCCGGGACAACGGGGCTGATCGTGAACGTAACGAACACGTCGCGCTGGTGACCGCCATCGTCGATTTCGAACCAGTCCGAAAATTCACGGTTGCGCGCCATCACCGCTCTCCCTCAGGTTGACGGGAGGTGGCTTTCGAGATGGCGGCGCGGATTTCAGCTAGCCATTCAGGGATAAGCGCAGCCGGTCCAGCGCGCCGAAGGTCGCTTTCCAGAATTGCCGCCATGCTGGCCTCAAGACCGACGAGAGTGGACAGCAAGTCCGGCGCGGCGGTCATCAGCGCGATGTCCCGAATATCGGTCGCCGTGACGCAAACGCTGAGATAGCGACCATCCACAAGCGGCCCAGCCTCGCGTTGGAGCCAACCATCTTCGACCACCCAAGGGCCGGGCGTTGAACTTCCGTCCATCATTGCTCTCCAGTGATTTGTGAGGGGTGAGAGGCGAGCGCGTAGATCGCCCTGCGTCCGCGTCCCGGACTGAGGCCATCGATCCGCTTGATCAGCCCTTGTCGCGTGAGTTTAGCGCAGTTCCGCGCGATGCCGCCGCCGTGATCGCAGCACAGGTCTTGCAGTTCGCGGTTTGATTTCGGCCCGGATCGAAGGGCCGACAGGATTTTGCGCGGGCCGCTCACGACGCCACCACCAAGAACCCAGCCGCCACCACAGCCAGCAACCCAAACACAGCAAACCAGCCTGCGATTTCTCGCGCAGGGATGGTGCGGATGATGGACAGCGCGCCCATCACTCGCCTCCCGCTTCGGGTTGAGCGAGGGCGGCGAGACCGTCCCGCAGATATTTCGCCGCGTCGTAACCGCTGACTACCGTCCCAGACGCCTTGCGGTCGACCTCGGCAATACGGTGCGCAAGATATTCGGCGTGACCGTAGGCATCGACCATGCGATGGTTCCAACCTTCGTTGACTGCCAAGAGCCGATAGGCGTCCACGAGACGTTGCAGCCGCTCCACCTCGCCTTGGGGAGCGGCGCTGCCGAGCGGCATATCTCGCAGCGCAGCCATCCCTGCTGCATTCGCCTGCGCGATCCGGTCGATCTTCTCCATCGCCTTTTTGGATGGGCGCAGTTCTTTCAGGATGGTCTTGTCGTCGCCTTGGGGAGCGGAGAGGGCGGCGGCAACATGGGCGGCCCACTCCTCACGAACCTCTTGCTCGTCAGTCGCGGACGTGCACCATCCGCAAAGACAATTCGTTCCGACATGAGTTTTAACGGGAATGCCCTGTGCCGACTGATCGTAAAGACCCCGGATACCAGCCGGAAAATGCTCCGCCAACGCTGACGACAGGCCATCCTCCCCCGCCCCATTGCTGCGGCCCTCGCCTGAATGGGCGGTGCGGGGTATCATACCTTCATTCAGGATGGTGCGAAGGTTGTTGACCGACGCTGGCGTTGCTTGTCCGTCGCAAACGCGGCGTCCGGCCCCTTCCAGCGCCTCCACTCGTCCTCTTAGGGCGGCAATCTCGTCGGCCTTGTCGCTGATTTCCACAAGGCGTTGCGCCGCGATACGCTCCCAGCGTTCGGCCTCGCCTGAATGGGCGGTGCGGGTGTTCCATGCGGTGATGGCTTCGGCTTCGGTGCCTTGATAGAGCAGCACGTTGCACGCATGACATTCCACGTTGCCGGTGTGCGCTGATCCGTCGATTCCGGGAGAGTCCCAGCCGTGCGAAAGCTCATCGCCGCCGCAAAACGGGCACGGCTCCAAGGCCTGCGTTACAGTCTGATCGTTGGTCATGCTGCGATCGCCTGCTCGAAGCCCGCAACATCCTTGCCGCGCTCCGGCATAGGGAGGGGCTTCGGATCGTCGCCAAGCCAGTAGATCAGGTGATCGAATTGCCAGGCGTAGAAAGCAGCCCGCGCATCCCACGCAGCCCGCGCATCCCACGCAGCCCACGCAGCCCGCGCAGCCCACGCAGCCCACGCAGCCCGCGCAGCCCGCGCAGCCCACGCAGCCCACGCAGCCCGCGCAGCCCGCGCAGCCCACGCAGCCCACGCAGCCCACGCAGCCCGCGCAGCCCGCGCAGCCCACGCAGCCCACGCAGCCCGCGCAGCCCGCGCATCCCGCGCAGCCTGCGCAGCCTCTTTCCAGTCAGCCTCGCTCACGGTGCCAGCGAGGAAGCCATCACAGGCCTTGATCGACTTGCGCGGCTGGTCATCGTCGGGCCAGCGCTGCTCCCACATGTGAAGCGCCCGCTTGGCGCAGTCGTTCACATAGGCAGTCAAGCGGCGAGCAATGTCGTCATCGTCCATCGCGACGGCGGAGGCGATCCAGATGATGTCATCGTAGGTGGCACCAAGTTCGCGAGCCTTCGCCGCGGTGATCTTCCCCCGCTTCGGAAGTTTCGACAGGCGTTCCATCGCTTCATCGCAGGGCCTGGCCTTGCGGACAGCGGCGAGAGTAAGGGCGGGTGCGGGGTTGGTGATGGTCGACATAAATCCCCCTCAGATGCGGTCGAAATTGCGGAGTTCGTGAATGTCGCCGGGGATGACGCGCGGGTGGCGCGGCTCGCTCTCGGGCGGAAGTGACGCCTCGTAGAGGCTGTCGATCTCGAACAAGTCGAACCCCGCCGCCCAAATCTCGCGGTCCTGTTCCTCGGTGCCGCGATAGACGCTGGCGATGCGGGTAAGTTCGGTGGCGCAACGCTCGATGACCGGGCGATCATGGTCGGGGATGCTGTGGTTCAGCGTCTGCTCGAACAGACGGTCGCGGGCGCGGTCGCTCTCGATGGGCGTGAAGCCGAACAGCGTGTCCAGTTGCTCCATGACCACGTCCTGATGATCGTGGTGGATGGGGCCGGTCACGCCGGGGCGGACGATCCCGTAGAGGGCGCAGGCCGCGAGCGACAATTCATTGATGCGCCTGCCGTGGCGGGGGTCGATCTTCTCGATTGCGATGCGTTCGTGGCGGGCCATTATGCGGCAACCCGCGCATCTTCGATGCTGTCGCAGCGAACGAGGCCGTAGTGCGGCTGGAAGTTGTAGAAGCGGTTGGTCGCGGGCTGCCAGAGGACGTAGCAGTCAGGGCGGAAGTCGCCGGGGGTGGCAACCTTCTCCTTGACGACGAGCCCCTTCACAAAGCCGACGCTGACGATCTGGCCGACTTCCCAAGCCTGCTTGGCGCGGGGGCGGTAGTTTGTGTTTCCGTAAGCCATGTCGCGTCTCCATCCTTGCCAGCTTCTTCGTCCCGGGGGAGATCGGCTGGGGTGATGGAGGTGTTGTGCCGTGTATAAAAAGACACGTCAAGAGCTAAGTTGTATTTTTATACATTTCTTCTCGACCCGCGCGAATCGGGGTTGCTGTTGCGTGTGCCAGGGTCGCGGCCTGGCGCGAGGCGGGCGCATATGAAAAGCCCCGCCGGCAAGGGCGGGGCTATGATTGCTCGGTTGTGACGGGCTCGCTATTTCGCAAGCACCCCTAGTTGACCGAGGACACCGATCGCGGCAACAATGACTGTGCCGACCGTTCCCATTGCGGCCCAGACAAAGCCTTTGCTCGGAAGGTGCGCGACGCGCTCGACCAAGGTGGCGACATCAATTTTCAATTGGCCGAGATCGCCCTCTACACGGCCAAGGCGACCGTCGAGGCTATCGAGCCGCTTTTCAACGCTGGTCTGCCACGGATCCATGCCGTCGAATGTGCCACCGCCTCCGCTGCCTTTCAAGTCCTGCGCGTTCTCTAAAGCTCGGCCCCGCTCTTGGAGTTGTCGAGACCAGTTGTCCCGATTGCGATCATCAACGGTCATTTTCGGATTTCCATCCAGTAACTTGCTCCCACTTTTCGACAAACGCATCAATCTCCTTGGCGAGGCTGGCGATGTCCTTTCCGGCGTCCCTTTTGGAAGCAATGCTTTCGAGCGCCCAACGCGTGGCCTGTAGTGCGCCCATGATTGACAGAGACAGGTCGGCTATCTCCAAACGGGTGATCGGTTGCCGCATCTTCTCTTGGTCGAACGCCATTACGGTTGCCTCCCCCGATGTTAAATGTTGTCTGTCTCTTCCGTGCTCGGCGGTGGCGCACGCAACGCCTCGATCACTTTAATTAACACTCTGAAACTGAACCGCTTTCCGAGTTATCCACAGAAAACCGCGCTTTCGGCTTTCCTACAAAACAACACCCCATCATATTAGAACATAATGAGAACATTCGTGGGGAATGTGATGACCATCACGCTAGTCGAGCCGCAATGCGATGTGGGTTGCCGCACATGTTTCATGCATTGCGCCGTCTTGCCCGCCCGGATTCACTGGTGGGAGCGGGAGATTGAACGCCTGTGCCAGGAACGCTCATTACGCCCTCGATGTCCTGAACTTCGTCAACAACTTGATGGAGCTTTAGCTGCTCATAGAGCGATGATGCAACGACACGCTGAATCTCCCCGATCTTCGCACCGGGTTGAATCTCCGAAACAGCGTCATCAACCATTGCTCGCAGGACGGCTTCACTAAGCGGTGGATTGTCATTGCCGAAAATCAGCCACCGTTCAGTCGTCTTAAGCGGTTCTGCCAATTTTGAAATCGTCTCGACGGTAGTGGACGAGTTCATGCCGTCGAGAAAGTTGCGGATCGTGGTTTGTCCGATCCCATGCTGCTTGAGCCACTTGCCGGTCAGAGGCAGCCCTAAGTCGCTCATCCTGCCTTTGATTCGGCGGCGCATATCGTCGTGGTTGATCACATGTATATTTTGACACACTCCGAGCGTCGGGAGTGAATGTCTAATAAGACTTGACCCATCGTGTATAAAAAGACATTGTGCGTTCATGTCGAACACTCACATCTTAGCGGAGCGCGTAGCGTCGCCGACATCAGGGCCACGGTTCGCAAATGCTGGCTCTATGATTTCAGGGACGATCCCGTTCGCCTCTGGGATGGGCAAGGCGTCTTCATCGACAGCGAAGGTCATGAATGGCTCGGCACGATCGACGCCAACGGCGGCAACATGCACTCGACTCCAAGTCTTCAGGACGGTCGCGATGGGACGAGCGCCTCCTACACCTTCGAAATCACGCTTCCGAATGCCGAAGATGTCGACGTGCTGGCGCTCTATAACGGATTGAAGGCCGAACAGGCGCAAGTTTCGGGTCGAACACTCACCTGCTACCTCGCGCTATTTCTGGACGGCGAAGGGTTGCGCCCCGGCTCTCCCCTCTCCTTCTACAAGCAGCTCGTCATGCAGGCGCCGAAATTCTCGGAATCGATCGCGCGCGACAATGCCGGGCGGGTCATCAAGCAATATCGCTGCTCGGTCGTGGCGCGCGACAGCAACTCGGGGCGTAGCATGGTGCCGGGGCGCACCTACGCCGACACGATGCAAAAGCGCCATGCGGCCGAACTTGGCGTCTCCGTCGACCGCGGCGCCGAATATCTCGCGCTGCTCGCCAACCGGACCTACCAGATCCCATGACGGACCTCGTTGATTTGACTCTGCGGGAATGGCGCTCGCATCCGTTCATATACGGGGCAAGCGATTGCATGTTGTCGTGCGGCAAATATGTCGCGGCGGCCGGAGGACGGGACATCACCGGCGACTTCCTCGGCCGCTATTCGACACAGGGCGAAGCGCTGGAAATCATGGAAGCGCATGGCGGCGCGGGCGGCCTGTTTGCCGAAATGGGGCTTGAGCGCGTTGAGGGGAAACCGCGCCGCGGCGACCTGCTTGAGATCATACACACCGAAATCGACACGATCGGGGCGCTTTGCACTGGCAGCGGCGTTGCCGTGCGTCTTGAGCGCGGCGTGGCAGAGGTGGACCTGCGCTTTGTGAAATGGCGGGGGGCGTGGCGTGTCGTTTCTTAAGAAGGTTGTCGCGATCGTCGCGCTGGCAGCGCTGGCCTATTTCGCGCCCGGCATCGGGACCAGCCTCGCCCTTTCCATCTTCGGATCGACCAGCGCATTCCTTGGGGCCGTCATCGGTTCGATCGTGCTCGCCGCTGGGTCGTTCCTGATCCAGAAAATACTTGGGCCCCTGACTGGGGGACGAGAAGCCGCGCCGATGGACGCCGGCAAAGTCAACGTCCGCATCACCGAGCCGTCGCGCTGGCTGAACGCCGGACGAGCGCGCCAAGGCGGCGGCGTTCTCTTCGCCGAATTCGATGGCGCCGGAAACTTCTGGTATCTCGTCGTCCACAGCGACAGCATCATGACCGGGACGCCGGCCTATTATCTCGACGATCAGCCGGTCACGATCGACGGCTCGCACACGGTCGTCCAGAAGGAATTCCGGCTCAAGAATAACAAGGAAAAGGACGCCGCGACGGTCGATGGCGAGGGCATCGGCTATGTCCAAATCTGGACCACGACCTATAGCGAAACCAATCCTACCCCGCCCCGTATCGCGGCGCTGGACGACGCATTCCCGACCAAGTGGACCAGCGATCATCGGCTCGTCGGAACGACGTTCAGCGTCGTCAAGATGAAGGCGCTGCCGCCCGAGCATCGCTACAAGATTTATCGCTCACGAGGGCCGATCGGGCTTGGTGAGCCGTCGGTCAGTGTCGTTTCCGACTGGGACAATCAATACGACCCGCGCGATGAAACGCAGACGCTGGGGGACCGCACCACCTACAAGCCGACGCGCAACGCTGCGCTCATCTGGGCATGGTTCCGAACCCACCCATATGGTCGAAACAAGCCCGAATCCTCGATCAACTGGGATCGCGTCGCCGAGCAGGCGGACATCTGCGATCAGAATGTTACCGGCATCGACGGCACGCAGAAACGCTATGAGGCTGGGGTCGGCATCATAGATACCAAGCGCCGCGTCGATGCCGAGATTGAAATCCTGCTCGCGATGGACGGGATCATCGTATTCGACGAGGACGGAAAGACTTGGGCGCGCGCGGGCCATTGGGAAGCGCCCACCCTCAGCTTCAGCCGCAACCGCGACATCATGGCGATGGAGAGCATCGAGGCGCAGGACGGCGAGAGCGACACGCAGGGCGTGATCGTGCGCTACACCGACCCGAACGCGAACTATAGCCCCCAGCCGTCTCGGGCGTGGCTGAATCCCTATTATTACGATCCGCTGACGACGCCCAATTACCTGATCGTCGATATCCTCGCCTGCCAGAACCACAATCAGGCGATGCGCCTCGCAAAGGCTATCGGGCTCCGTTCGCAGCCGATCCACAAGATCGCGCCGACCATCGGTCTACGGGGTCTCCGCGCGCGCCATGAGCGCATCATCAATCTCAACTACGACAACACCTTCGCCGGAGACTATGAGATTGCGACACCGGTGGAGTTGGAGAGCGCCGGCATCTTCACCGGCTTCGGCGCCGTTCCGATCAATGAAAACCGCTGGACGCTGCTGCCGGGTGAAGAAAAATCCCAGCCCGTCCTTGACAGCGCCGATGCAGGGCGCGCCGCTCCTGCGGCTCCGACTGGCATCTCGTCCGCCTTCGCAAGCGGGCGGATCAGGACTGAGTTCGACGTGCCGACACGCGAGGACGTGACTTGCGAGTTCCAGTATATTTTTGAAGCTGATTATTCCGATGGGCCGCCCGACGATTGGGCGCCCATGACTGTCGACATGGTCAACGGGGTCGCGCAGTCGCCGCAGATCGTCGAGGGTGCGGAATATCTCGTCCGCGGGCGGACAGTGGCCGCCTCTGGCCTGTCGTCTGACTGGACTACCCCCGAGGCGGTTATCGCCGCGACTTCGGCGCTCCGTCTCGCCATCTATAATAGCTGGATCGTCGAGGCCTCGCAGGGCACACCTGCGCTTTCTGTTGCGTCCGATGGGACGCTGACGATCATCGACCACACGCGGCGCTATCCCGATGGCTATCCGGACACGGCTGTTACGGGCGAAGTCATTGCGACCGGCCTTTCATCAGGTGCCGCGCGTTCCGTCGCTTACGACGATCTCGATCGCGAGGGCGGGACCGTGACCTACGCGCTTTACACCGACGACAACGAGGCTCGCACGAGCGAAGCAAATCCGGGAAGGCATTATATGGGCTTCTTTGTCGTGCCCAATAGCGGATCGTCCGCGGGCGGGGGCGGCGCCAACCCCGGCGGCCCGAACAGCGGGTGGGACAACCCAATCCCCTAGGAACGGCCTTTCCGATAGTTTCGCCGCACTTGTAGAATATTACGTCAAGTTGTATGTAGACGTAATATTCTTTCAAAGGTGAACCATGAGCGCAGTCGAAACCCTCACGGACGCACTTTTCGGCAACCCACCCTCGCCGACGATGAAGCCCTCGCGCGAGGGGGTGTTAGCGGCGTTCACCGAGTTGTCGACAGCGGTAACAGCGGCGGCAAGTGATGCCGTTGCCTATCCGACCATAGCTGATTTGCCGGAAGGAGCGGCAAAAGGCTCGCGCGCTCGCGTCTACGATGATGAGGTTGCTTCGAATAACACTTACTGGATCGTTAGAGATGGCGGGTGGGCGATTGATGTCGATTATATCTCATCAATCGCCGACGTTGTTCAGCCGCTGGTCGACGATGCGGAAGCGGCTGCGACCGCTGCGCAGGAGGCCGCTGCCACGATATACGCCGACCCCGCGAACAACGTGGGCTATGGCCCGGAATCACTCGGCGGCTGGACGGGGCCCGGGATCGAGGGTGCGGCCGGCAACACCGTCTTCGGCGCGATGGCGGGCGGATCACTCACCGACGGGTCGAGCAATGTCAACGTAGGTACGGCGGCGGGCCGCGCGAACACCGATGGCGACAACAATGTCAACATCGGCCTCTCCGCAGGCCTTCTCGCCCCGGGCGGCGACAACAATACGCGCGTGGGCTACAACGCTGTAGCGCGACGATCTGGATGA